GATGCCTGCGCTGTCTGCAGCTGTGCTGTGGATGTATTGAGCTGTGCCTGCAGCATCTTTAATTGTTCCGCTGACTGCGCCAGCTGTTCTTTCAGCCTCTTGGATTCCGTCTGCTGCGTGGCCGATATCTGCGCCAGCCTGCTGAATCTGTTGTCCAGCCCCTGCAGCTCCGCTTCCGTTATTGTGTACGTCCTGGGTGCGTTCGACGCCGAGCAGGTACCCTGCGCCGAAAGCACCCACCAAAACAATAAGCACGATAAGAACACCAGTAAGTATTTCTTTGTTTGTAAGTCTAATGTCAAAAAGGTCATCGTACATGTCCTCCCTCCTAACTTACTACATGGATGCACGGCTCCATCCCGGCCGCCACACTGCGCTGCCAATGTTGGCATAACCACCAGACGTCCGCATTGTACATCCGGAAACACCCCAGCGTAGGCAGCAGCTCCTGGAACGGTTCCATAGCGCCATCCCAGCCCAGGTTACTGCCGCCGCCGTGAAGCGCACGCCCCCGGCCGTCAATGTTAAGATACGCCCAGCCATAAGCCGCGGATAAATCGTCCTGATCCGGATAGTCAATGTCGCACCAGCACGTTTCCCGGTACACACCGTCCGCCGCATTGCCGCGGGCCAGCCCCGCACTGTTAGTACCTTCATAGTAGTCCGTAGATATCGGCAGCTCCGCGAACACATGGTAATCCGGATCCAGCAGGTAGACCTTACATTCTGATTTGTTAACCTGCACTTCTTTTAACCAACTCATTATTAGTCACCTGCTATTTCTTCCAGCAGGATTACAATTTTTTCCAACTGTGCTTCTTCCGTAGTTAACTGTTCGTCCATGATTTTCACCTCGTTAGTATTTGATGATATAAAGCATTGTTAATGCGGGAGGCTGCACTGTGGTGCTGTTTCCGTAAATAGCCGATGCTTTGGATGCGTCAAATGATACAATGCGACCGTTGTTTGTCCCGGTCCCAATGTTTGCGCCTGTGTTGGACACTGCTGCTGTTGAGAGAGCAAACACTCCGGATTCACTTAGCGCATTTACTTGCTGGCAACCCCTTACCGTGAAACTTCCCTCTATAGCAGGCAACCCGGCATTTTTTTCAGTGCCTGCGTTGCCGCTGCCTTCTACAAACTTATCAACCAGGTCCGGCAGATTGAATGTTGTCGAACCGTCTCCACCACCATAGGTTTCACCTATAACGTCAAACAAGTTTTTGTATGTTACTCTTGAAACGGCAGAACCATCACACAGCAGCCATCCGTCCGGAACAGCAGATCCGGCAAACGCCTGGATAACACCGGCAGGATTTATCTGACTCATTATTGTTTTGATTTTTTCCAATGCAACCACAGCACGTTCCATCATTGCGTCTTTCGTGGTTAAGTCCATGATTATCACTCCTTTACTACTTAATTTGTTCTTTACGTTTTTTGATTATTGCCATCAGTTCCGTTGCCACGTTCACACCAGCCTCTGCAAGGTTTTCAAGGCATGACAAGAGTTCCGTGCAACACAGCACCCCAGTTATGGCAGGTAGCAAGAATGCCATAGGAAATTTTGCCAAACCCATCGCCACATCGCACAAGCTGGCAAACAGCAGGATAATGCAATACGTTGATATCTTGCTGATAAATTGGTTACGCATTGCTTCTGATTTTATGTATCTCCACCTATGTGCCTGCCAGCAAAACTTCATATATTGCCATACTGTGCCTTTTGTCTGTGGGTACATATCTTTCCACAACTGTGCGGACAATGCAATCCACCTTGTCAAAATGTCCAACACTTCCAACACAACAAATATGGCGAGTAACTGTAGGTGTATGCCAAGCGCAGAAGATACGCTGGTTACTCCTGCGCTGGCAACCATTTTAGCGGGTAGATGTTCCGTTACTGATTTAAGTGTGTTCATAGAGAAATATGTGTTCATAACTTGGCCTCTAACCTTGCAATGCGTTTTTCCAACTTGTCCGCTCTTCGTCTTTGATATGCGGCTTCCATTGCAAGTGCTTCTTCGTACCGCAATGAGTAGCGATTTCCTGCTTCCCTTGCTTCCTGTGTGATGTTACCATCTTCATCGTGTTCTTCAGGTTCAGCATCCCACGCATCATAACAGAGTAAGCCGTATTTATTTGCGTCAAGTCCGTGAGATTCAAAGATAGATTCAATCCGCTGTGCGATTGCACCCGTGTGTAACCTTGCTCTGCTCTCACCCTTTTCTTCGATGCTGTCCTTGAACTGGTACTGATACCACCCTACCTCACCCCATGCGTCAAGGACGGCATCAGGAATAGATTCAATATTATCTTTCAGCCGTTCGTCAGATGTGCTGATTGTGGTTGTTCCTGCATAAAGTTGTTTCCAACGTGATTGTGCCGAACCAAGGTCAATATTATTATCACTGTTGGGCATAAAAACAATGGCATTAGAATCATAAACTCTAAAATTTATAGCTTTTGGGTCATTGCCACTCACCCACCGATATGCGTATAGTCTTAACTCATTAAAATCTGTTCCAATCATTGACATTAATCCGTTTATTGCCTTATCATCTTTGTCCACAGATACCAGAGTGAAACCATTATTTGCCGTTGCCGGATATGACCCCTTTGTTAGACTATCATAACGTACCTTATACGCTTGCCTTGTTGATGGCAATGCCATATTTTCTGTCACTGTGCCAGTCAATGTCCCACCAGCTATGTTTAAATATGGATACAAATTAAACCAGCCCACATTCCACGTTTGCCGATCTCCGTACGTGTACCTACAATATTCTGCAATATTAGTTGATGATATACTACGTGCGAACTGAATTAACAACCCATTCATTTCGCATACTGTCAGCATTATATGGACAAGAAATGATGGACTGTTGCAAGCCTCTGCCGTTGCAGAATCAGTATAATTTATTCTATATAACCCCGGAGTGACTAACGTGTTTAAATCTACGTTACTTAAGCCGACTGCATTAAAATCAGAAAAGTTGCCAACATTTGACCTCTCGTGCCATAAAATTGAGTGTTGATTAAACCTTGTTATCTTCCACTTGTTAACAGGTGACATGGTTGTATCATTTTGATTACAATACAAGACCCCATCTTTTACAGCATAATCTTCAATCTCGTTTTTTACTGCATTGAAATTGACAACGCCAAGATATTCCCCGGTAATAATATCGTTTATGTAGATTTCTCCAACAAGATACGTGTACCCCACTTTATTTTCATAACTAAAAATTCCATTAGTATCTGCTTGTGTAGTCCGTTTTATACCCTGTATTGTTTTTAAGACTGCAAAATCATTAGAATACACATATATTGGTCTGTAATCCAAACCCGTCTGACTTCCCAAACCAACAAACACATTAAACTCTTCGTTGTATGCGATTGCCACTAATGTTTCAGCAACAGTAATGGTTCCAATAATTGACATGGTTTCCGCATCAATCTTACGAATCTCATTGTTCGTAGCAAGGCAATATATTAAATCCGTGTTAGGATCGTAGGCTAATGAATTAGCATGATACAACGTGGTATAGTCCGTTGTTGATACAACAGCCCCTGTTTCAGCATCAATCCTCAACAACTTTTGTGCAGAATTATCGGAAAGAGAAATCGCCAAAACAAATTGATTACGCTTACTGTCGTAAGTAAAACCTTGCGTATACGATGCAGGCGAAAAAGATAAATCTCCACTAAAAACATCTTCCGCATTTGTTATATCAACGAAATCGTTGATGCTTTTATATTGATGTAGTTTTTCTGCGACATTCCCGTTTTCAAGGAATATAATATTGCTGTTATCTTCTACATCGTCCGGCTTTCTTTCACGGACAGCATATGTGCCGTTACCCCCATCATTGACAGAGTAATACCCTTTTGTTCCTGCCGTAATGCCAGCCGGTATGATCGCGCTACGCATATCGGCAACAGTGTCATACCACTGCGCTTGCAACACTACTCCTGCCACTGCCGCCTCTGCCGCCTCTGCCGCTCCCGCTGCCGTTGTTGCCGCTTCCATTGCTATCTCTGCATACGGACCGGGATCGGCACTTGCCTCAAAACCTGTCCCTTCCATGTTTACGCGGAAACTCTTTCCCGGTTCAATCGGAAAAGTCATATCAAAATCCGGATGTGTAGCCTTGTCACCTTCAGAAATTCTTAAAGTCCGTCCCCACCATTCGTAAATCTGCTGCAGTATCATCGTCAGCTTATCCAGCGCCAATTCAATTACAAAGAACGGCCACTTGTCGCCCAGGTCCTTTTCCTGCGTGACAGGCAGCTCACGGTATACCACCAGCCGCTGACCTGTCTGTACCGGCGCAGGCTGGTCTGCAAGGCCCGGTTCTGCACCCGGCGCATAACCGGGATAGTACACAGTGTTGGTGTTGGTATCCACAAAATAATCGGACGTGATATCCGTTTCCGTCCCGTCCGCATCGATCAGCAGCAGCTTAACGTCCGTCGCATCGATGATCCGGAACGTGAACGGCCACGCGGTCGTGACCCCGTCGCCCAGGTACACAACCTGGTTTACATCTGTTATAACCATCGTTTTTCTCCCTCTATAAATAAATAGGGAAGAGCAGCGCCCTTCCCTATTGTGGTTTAGTTAAAAATACGACGCAGTGCGTCAAGGCCCTGCTGGATTTTCTGCTGTTCGTATTGGTTATTGCCAGCCCGGCCAGCCATATCTTCCAGATTGGCGATCATCCGGTCCTCAATACTGTGGTGGGAATATCCGTCATCCGCGGAACGGTACTGCCCGTTGGCCCCCCGC